CGGACAGAAACAGGAGAACACAGAATGGCACAACCTTGTAGTGTTCGGAAAGCTTGCTGATGTTGTTACCAAGTATGTAAAGAAAGGTGACAAGCTTTATGTTGAAGGGAGTATTACCACAAGAAAGTGGGAGGATAAAGAAGGGAACACCCGATACAATACGGACATCAAGGTGCGTGACCTTACAATGCTTGGAGGCACAGAGAAGAAAGCGCAGCCAGTTGCTGCGGGAATTGATGAGGATGGGGATTTACCCTTCTAAAATGGTAGTATTTTGATTCTACCTTTTTAAGTATTATCTTTACCAAATGGAAAAGAAATGCTTTAAATGCTATGTGACCAAACCTTTGTCTGAGTATTATAAACATTCTCAGATGAAGGATGGTCACTTAAACAAGTGCAAGGAATGCACAAAGAAAGATGTAGACAAAAGAGAGAAAAGACTCCGCAAGGACTCTGAATGGGTTGAAAAAGAGAAGATTAGAGCCAGAGAAAAGTATCGAAGGCTTGGCTACAAGGAAAAGCATAAAAAAGAGCCAAGACCAGCAAAAATATTTAGAAACAAATACCCTGAAAAATACTCTGCTCATAAATCGGTTCAAAGAGTGAAACCAGAGACAAAAGGAAACCATTTGCATCATTGGAGTTACAATGAAGAACATTACAAAGATGTGATTGAGTTAGAACCAAAAACACACGCTTTTCTTCACCGTTACATAAACTACGACCAAGAGCAAATGATGTACAGAGTGTCGGCTAATCTAAACGGCTGGGATTTTGGAGAGTTGTTAAATACAAGAGATAAGCACGAAAGGTTTTTAGGTTCGTGTATTAAGCAAAAAGAGATGTAAAATTCATCTGCTTCAAGCAAACAGTGATAGATACGAACGGTTCAGCAGTCCGTCCCGAAGTCAGACCTTACTAGGTTCTATCACAGCATCAGCCAAGATGCGTTGTTTGTTTGAAGGTGTCAAGAATTATTAGACAGTCTATCTTGGAAAACATTTAGGCAATGCACTAATTGAGACATCCAACGTGGCAGTTGGCAGATGATAATTTAAGAAGCCCTGTCGTAATGATGGGGCTTTTTATTATCTTTAAGTATGGCATACACAAGGAAGATAAAACTGAAGATTACTGATGAGGTGTATGAGAAGATGCAATCTCGTAATCAGTTGTGGACAAGAGAGGCTTTCGATCAGTCGGAGGAGCTTGCCGGGCAGTTCAAGAAGAACATCATCTATATGTGCGAGAAGAAAGGCGTAAAGATAAAGGATATGCTTTCGTGGCTTAATGACATGGGGTTGAAGTTCAGAGGCAGAAGACTGTACGAATGGGGTGATGAACACGCAATTTACCCTACTCTCATAGAGATAACATTCTTCTCGAAATTCTTTGAGATAGACCCAGGTATAATGATAAGTAAAGACCTCAGGGAGGCTGATAGACTAAAGGGTATTTCTAAAAAGAGTGTCTAACATCTTCTCCACTTCAGAGGTCATCTTGATATCCATATACGTTCCATCTGAGAACATTAAAGACGCTACTGATACGTTGTCTATATCCCTGACGTATGCCCTTGTTATGTCATCCACATGAAACCACCCGGTCGATTCCATGTATTTTGGCTTTGGTAGTGGTTGAGGATTTGGAAGATTAAGCTTGTCGTTCTCTTCCCTTGCCCTTTCTATCTCCTCAATGTTTGTGCAGATGTATGTAGAAGCTCTCATGCATTCAAAGATACGAACTATCTTGAGATAATGTTCCTGCCAACCCTTATACCAACGTAGTGATCACCATTGAACCCATAGTCAATACCGTAGTATCCTTTCTTTACTGTACCCTGTACACCAATACCCATAAGAGGAACGTACCTTGATCTGAAGTCAGAAAGTAGTCCTACGTTTCCGTGTAGTCCGATTGCCCACTTCAACGGAACTTTCTTGGGTGTGTAGGCAATCTTTAGGTTCTCAGACCTGTTCTGGTAGTTCTGCCAAGACAAAGCCAATGTAGCCGACTCCTGTTCTATGGTCGTGTCGTACTTTGCTATCTCCGTAAGCCAAGCTTCAACGATGCTGACCGTGTCTACTAAAAACAACGTGTCTAAGCGATCAACTACAATCTCTGATGTGATTGTATCCCTAACAGTAACAAACTCCCTAGAAACGAATCTAACGGTATCTGTTCGCCATCTATCAACGTATTCGATGGTTGGAATAGGTTTTTCGATGATAGTGGTAATCGGCTTACCGCTTGAATCACCACAACCTTTCCACGCAACTATCACACCCAATAGAAACGCTATCAGGTAAGGCAGGTACGTCTTCAATAGATGTTTTGTTATGTCGTTGTTCAGTACCCAGTTCATCTTGCAGTGATTCTACTTTAACTCCCATTCCTATCACAAGTAGGCATAGACATAATATTGCAATGGATAGTATTCTAAATTCATAATACTTCATCAGTAACTCCAAATAGTTGGTCTTAGAAAGTCTTTAGTGTCAGGCTCAATATTATCCAAGTGTATGAACCTACCTCCACCTTTCTGTTGTATTCCAATACCAGTGAAACCGATCTCAAAAGCAAGTCTAAGAATCTCATAGGCCTCTCCTCTGTCTACACTTATATCAGCTGCTTGTCCTGTAGCGTGTGCGCCAGGATTGGACTTCTTGGCCTCTATTGGATGCGTCTTATCTCTGTATCCGGATGTGATACGCATAGGTTTACCATATCTGTTTCTAAGTTCCTGTAACATAGCCATGAACTCAGGCTTCATTTCATTCTTGCCCGTGTGCTTACAGGTAAACTCTTCTTTGCTGAAGTTAGGATAGTCGTTCCAATTCATCTTTATCTTTTTTCTTAGGTAATTTCCCAATATGGGAACACTTTCCTGTCATCAAACATCTCTTATCACATTCGACAGGAACAAGTTCACACCAAACTTTCTTTTCACTTCTCAAATACCTTCTTTATTCTGTCAATAAAAACTGAGATATCGAACCTATTATCTAAAGATACGATATTCTCAAGTATCGATTTACCCTCAACACCCATTAGAAATGAGTATGCTCCTGTAACTATCCATCCGAACACATCTGATTTCTCGCCTTTTACCTCAAAGCTGTCAAGTCCATGTACGACAATAAGAAAAACTCCATACTGAAGTCCTTTTACCACTGTTCTACGTATACCATACGATGTGACGGCATCTTTGTTTTTGATCGCCTTTGCTATTCCTGTTATCAGGTCAAGCATCATGAACACGGTAAGGTACTTCAAAAACTCCCAGTCAGCGAACAGGTACTTCTCTGTGAATGCAAACAGCGGTGTTATAACGAACGTGAACGTCCACACCTTTATGTCAATGAAGTTTGATGCAAACTTTACAGCGCAATCTTTGAATACGCCCCAATCATCTATGGTGTGGTCTGCTTTCATAGTATCAAGTTTTTTGTCTATAAAGATTATTAATACATCCGTAACCATATGCTTGATAACAGCTATCAGGAACAACGACATTTCCGCTATCTTCATCAGTTAGCGTTAGTGTTCCGATTGTTTGCTTCGGGTAGTATTGCCTACAAAGGGTCGCTCTCATTGCTTGGTTCTTGCGTTATTTCAATCTCCGTAAACTCAATACCACGTTGTGTAAGTTCACCTTCCCAACCTAATGGCATGATGAATCCATCATTATACGGTTGTGGAATAGCCCAAACATCCCAAGATGATTTGAACGGTTCAAATTCTGTTGTTACAAAAAGATGTTTATACATTTCTTCCACCTGTTATGATGTTTGTTTGATAATAGTCTATTGCTTCGTTCAAATCTGACATTTCATCACTCGTAAAACCTTCCGCAAGCATTAGCATCGAAAGTTCTTTTGACCATGAAGCAAAAGATTGCCCGTTCACTTGAAACCCTCTGAAGGTCAAAGCAACAGGTGTTGTGGATGTTGAAGATTGCGAATTCAGGTAAGAACCGTTGCGGTAAAAATCAATTGAGTTTGAGGCTGTCCTATTGATAGAAATAAAGCCTAACAAGTTATTATCTGGTGAATTAGCAATTACCGATGAATTGATATTACCAGCAATTCTATTTGAACCACCAGAACCAATCATTGTGTAATTAGTTCCAACACTAGAACCCATTGCCCATCTACTGGCAGTTTCAATTTCGCTTCTGCTATATATATGAAGTGAAATGCTGTTTTGAGGAAAATCGCTTGGTGCTTTCTTCATTTGCAAAAATTTAGCTGCACTCGCAGAAGTATTTATAACACCAGTTACAGCATAGTCTGAAACAACAAAGCCTGCCCAAGTTGCAGGTGTTGATGGGTCTATAAGGTCAATTGCATAAGCTGGTATTGATACAGTTGTATTGTCAACTGGACAGAACAAATACAACTCTTTAATTTTAGGATAAACATTATTGCCAAGTGTAGTTCCTGAACCTTTTAGCATTTGAACAAAAGTCTGATTAACCTCTTGCTGTGCTGCTGCCATTGTTTGACCGCTTGCAGTATTGTGAGCATCAATATATTCAGTTGCATCTGCATCTGCATTAATAGTTACCTCAAAACCTGCAACCGAAGCCGCAGCAACACTTGCATCTTTTGCTTCGGCATATATTACTAAGTCATTAAACGAAGTAATATCATAAGATATTGAGTTACCAACTTGAACGGTTGCCACTCCATTTGAAGCAGTTTCAAACACAAAAAACCGATATTCAGTAGGTGTAATGCCTGTTACTGTTGACTTGATGTATATTCTTGCACCAAAATCAGCTTCTGTTATTGGTGTAGTATGCCCTGCATCTGAATAAACGCCTATTTCTAATGTTGCTCCACCGCCTCCAGCGCCACCACCTCCTGCTGGTCTTATGAATCCTACTCCTGGCATGGTTTATAGATTATAGATGATGACGCTTCCAGCTGTGTCAATCGTTAAAGCCGTAATTGTACTTCCCTCTGGTACTACAATATACGCTCCAGCCTTCAGCTCATTGTCAAGACCATATGCAGCACTAGCATCGACCCCATCAACAGAGAATGCTGATATTGTTGTGTCTTCCTGAGCAACAAAGCAGTAGGCAGAAAGCCCTGTATGCTCCCCAACAGGTAGTAACTTACACCCGTTACCAACCACCTTTCTCAGTTTATCAAGAGACTCACCTTCATGAATACTTAGTTTTCCCATTTTTATTAGATTTTATTCAGTGATGATGACAGGATCACTGTCCCTGTCTTAGACTTCTTATCCTCAAGTATCTGACTAACCTCCGCCTCCATGGCTTCAATGTCAACCTCTGATCGTATCCATGCTTTCACATCGTCCTCTTTCAGTTCACTGAACGGAATGAAGTCTGGTGAATCAGGGTCTCCTTCAAGTGTGACCTTTCCTCTTTTGTTAGCGATAAGCCCGCCTTCCTTTGCAATGACATTGAACCTGACCTCAAATACAAGGTCAGTGTCTGTATGTCTTTTGATCTTTTCTATTTTCAGTCTCATGTCAGTCTTA